GGTCAATGAGGACCGGGGAACCAGAGATTTAGCCCCCCCCTCCCCTCTTGCCGCGCCGCGTGGATGGCCCAAGGGCGAGCCAGAACGGCGCAGGTTCAACGATCAGAGCGCATCCTCCATCCGCTCCTGCCTCTGCTTGTCGCCGCTATGGTGAGGCGCGCACAAGCTTTGCCAGTTGCTTCGATCCCAGAAAAGAACCTGATCACCTCGGTGCGGCTTCTTGTGGTCAACCACCGTGGCCGGTGTGACCCTGCCCTCAGCCCCACACATCACACACAGAGGGTGGAGCCTCAGAAAACCTTCGCGCTCCACGCGCCACCTGTGCCCATATCCACGATCAGCACTGCTCATGCCAGAGATGCGCCATCCACCAGCCGCAAGAGTCTGAATGCGCGGCGCTGCTTGTGACTGAACCCTGAGGCCAAGCGTCTTGATCTTTGGCTTACTCATGGTGATTGGTGGGCCCGCCCGCCGCGCTTACCGTTAGGAGTACCGGAGCGCTTCCCGTTGCGTCTAGCCCGTGTCGTGATGTGCTGCATGTCGATAGGCCAGCTCACTGACGCACTGGACAAATCAGCGGGACATGCCTCTCGGCACGGATGGTGGCCCAGCACTAGCACCGCTTTGGTACAGCTACTGCGGATGATGAGGCGGTGACGCCGGGCCATAACAAAGCGCCTCCCGGTTTGAGCATCGCCATTGCTGGCCAGCACTACCGCGATCTCGCAGCGTTCTAGGCTTGGGGGGCAGAAACGAAAAAGCCCGCTTGTCTTGCGACTTGCGGGCCTCAGTGACACTTTTGGCGTGTATCAGAAACGGACTATAAATGTCCTAGGTTGCGGACGTCAAGCGTTTTCCTTCAAATTTCGTCACGCCGCCATAAGCAGGTCTGACCCATCGAAGTGCGCCTGCAGCACACCAATGGCTGCATTCTCAATCCGGCCAAAGTGATCCTTGGCGGTGGAGACCCGGCGCCTGATCTGGCGCTCTGTCACCTCGTAGCCGTCAGCGTGATTCTGCACGCGCATTTTCTGGCGTGCCACGGTCTTCATCACGATGGCCTCGCGGATCGGCTTGGGCAAGTCGCGCAGCTCATCAGCCAGAGACAGGTTGGAAACGGCCTCACGCCACCAGCCGGGATGACCCACAACGCCGCAGCATGGGCATTCATGCTGCACCGCAGCACCGAAGCGCACCAGGATGACCAAACGCTGCTCCATGTTCAGGCGCCGATCGATCTCAGCCAGGATCATGCCTGCTTGCCCGGCCCCATCCGTACCGACAAGGCCCTTGCCGGATCCAAGTGAGCCGCCTTGCATGCGAGCCATAGGGGTGTGCGGGCTGGCCTGGCCCGCGTACTGGAAAGCGAAGCTCAGGGCTGCATTCATGCTCTTGAAAAGTCCGGTTTCTGTCATTGCTTTTTTCTCCTGCGGTCAATACGGGAACTCAAGGCCAGCCGGCCAAAGTCCTTCTGCTCTGATCTCGTGCGCTGTCTCAAAGGCCCACAGCTGCCCCTTCTGGATGTGCATCTGGCGGCCCTGGAACAGTTCGTATCTGTCGAAACGCCCGTGGCAATCGTTCGCGCCCACGTGGCACAGAGGAAAGGTGCGGACATCGCTGGTTTTCATGCCCAGGCCTTTGCCGTTGTTCTCATGCGCCGCCTGTGACTGGCCAATGGCCCCGCAGAACTTGCAAGGGCGCGCAGCCACCAGGCGCAGATATTTGTCGTTGCGCTCGATTCGCTGCTTTGGCACCGACACCGGCCTACGCTCAGGCTTGGAGATGGTCAAGGTGTCCAGAATGGACGGGCGTGGCGTCAGCTCCTTGCGCAGCGCATGGATGGCATCGGTCAGCGGCCCATGGGTGGGCAGCGGATCCTCTTCTTCTGCCTGGGTCACCATCCTGGCGGCCCTGATCACGTTGTTGATGTTCATCGTCTGAAGACCAGGACGGCCGCGTCTCGGGCGTGGTTGGACGTTCTCCCGGCCCAGCCGGTGATGCGCTTGAAGTAGTCGGCTTTCCACTTGGTGGCGCCTGACTGCGGTGCGATGGCCCTGTAAGCGATGCCATGCGAGCCCAGGAAATCGGCCCAGATCGCACAATCACGCTTGATTGACCCGGCCCCTTGCAGCACTTCCCGGCCCTTGTCGCCAAGCCACTTGCGCAGGCGGGCATCCTCAAACGTCACCGAATGCAACACCCCGGCCCTGTGCAGGTCTAGGATGCGGTCCATGGCTTCATGGATCATCAAGGTGTCGATGGCCAGAAAGCCCTTCTCTTCGGCGTCCCAGGATGCAAACCCGGTCTGAACGCCTGGATCGATGCCCACGTGCACGGTCGTCATTCAGCCAGCTCCAATCTCATCTGATTCGGGTCAGGTATCCCCGGCCCTACTTTCTCTTGTGGCTTGGCCACCCGCGGTCGGTGCTCGATCAGCCCCGCTTTGCGCGCGCAGACAGGGCCCCAGGCCAGCGGACCTTGCTTGCTCTGAATGACCCGGGCGGCCAGGTTGATCGGGCGGCCACAGCGAACGCAGTTCATCGGGGCACCTCACCATGGAAGTACTTCATGGGCATCGGTTTGAGGTGGTCGGCATGGGCCACCATCGAAGCCCCAAGCCACAGCGCATCGGTTTGCACCTCGCGCACCTTCACGCGCTCGCCAGACTCCATGGCCAGCACCTCGACACCGAAAAAGCTGTACTTGTGCCCTTGGCGCGCTTCAGTCGTCATTGAATGACCTCCTGGCGGCTTGTCGGGCTGGCGGGTTGATGTCGGCCGTGCTTTCGGCCCAGCGCTGGTGGTTGCCCCAGAACTGCAGGCCGAACTCGGTCAGCCGGCCCTGGCGGTTTTTGGCGATCCCACAGCCGACGATCTTGGAGTCCGTGAACTCGCGAACAGGCCACAGGAAGACGACCACGTCCGCGTCCTGCTCGATGGCGCCCGAATCCCGCAGGTCAGCCAATCCCGGCTTGCGGTCGTGGCGCTTCTCGACGTCCCGGTTAAGCTGGCTCAGGGCGATCACACAGATCCCCATCTGCTTGGCCAACGTCTTCAGGCCGCGGCTGATCTGCTCGATGGCGGTGTTGCGGTTGTCCCCCGGCCCGTCGCAAAGCTGGAGATAGTCCAGCACCAGCACCTTGAGGCCCGGCACCATGCGCGCCTTTGTCCGGATGTCCATCAGCGTCAGTCCTGGCTGGTCGTCAATGTGATACGGCAAGTGGCGGATCTTCTCGATGGCCTCAGATTCCCGGCTCCAGTCTTCGTCTGTCAGTTTTCCCTTCAGGATGTTGCTCAGGTCGACCCGGCCCACGTTCGAAACGGCCCGGTCTGTCAGTTCGTCGGCTGGCATTTCCTGGCTAAGGAACAGGGTGGGCAGATCGCCCTGGGCTTGCTCCAGCGCCAGTTGCTGGCTCAATGACGACTTGCCCACGCTCGGCCGGGCGGCCAGGATCACCAGCTTTCCCGGCTGCAGGCCACCGCCCAGGGCGTTGTCCAGCGTGGGGATACCGGTCGGCCAGCCTGGCGCACGGGCACCACTGGCCAGATCCGTCAGGCGGTCGCAGTGATCAACCGCCAGATCGGCAATCGACCGGGGCGCCTGCCTCACCGCGCACTTGCCGATGTCGCCCACCAGCTGCTGTGCCTTGCTCAGCTTCTGCTCTGTGCTCAGCTCTTCGTCTTCGGCCAGGCCCGCAATCGTCAGGCCAGCGGCTTGCATGTTCCGCTCGATCTCCCGGCCCTTCACCTTTTCGGCGTGCTGCTTCAGGCCGTGAAGCCCGTAGTTGCCCTGTACCAGTTCGATCAGGTACTGGATGGTCACCGTCCCCCGGCCCGACAGCTTCATCTGGTGGTGCACGCTGATCGGATCGGCCACCTTGCCGGCCATGGACAGCTGCTCGATCGCGCCCCAGATGTCGCCGTGCCCATCGTGCTCGAATGACCCGGCTGTGAGGCCCGCACCCGAAACGATGTCGAAGCCCTCGGGCAGCAGCAGGCAGCCGCCCAGCACCCACTGTTCCGACATCAGGCCGGCGTCAATGCGGTCTGCGCTCATGCCGCGTCCTCCCCGCCTTGCTGCTCGATCTCATGCGGCTCGTGGTACTTCCCTTCGATCGTTGCAAGGAAGTTCCGGCTCTCCAGGAGCCAATCCAGCCCAAGGTCGAATGGCCGCTGATTTTTGTGTCCGGATTTCTTGCCAGTGAGGAAGGCAGACCGGCCCACGTAGCCGAAGAACCGGCGCCACCAGTCCAGGTTCTGGCGCTTGCGGTCCTCTCGCCAACGGCTGCGCAGCAGGGCCTGGCGCGCCGAGGTCCAGTCGCGGGGCTGGCGGGCAGCCGGCAGCAGCTCGGACCACAGTGCCACGATGGCCTGGTGTGGGCATTCGTCCGACACCAAGCGAAGCGGTGCGTCTGCTGGGTCTTGACCTTCGTCAGCAGGGTCAGGGTCCTGGCGAGGCGGGGCCGAAGAACCGGCGGAGACGGTTTTCGCCATCTCCATTCCTTTCCATTCCTCTTCCCTTCCCTTCCCTTCCCTTCCTGTGATCTCTACTGCTTCCCAGTTGCTTCCCTGCTTGTTCACAGTTGATTCACGGAATGCGGTTTGTGATTCACAGTTAGGCTCTTTGGCTTCACCGTTTGGTGCTGGGTGCTTCCCAGGCTCTTGCAATTCCTTCCCGTTGATGCGTTGGTGAAGCGAGAAGGAAGGAATCGAGCCGTACTGTTTGCCATCCACTTCATAACGGTGAAGCAGCCCGGCCCCTTCGAGAAGAGCCAGGGTCTTCTCCATGTCAAAGTTGAGAAACGGCAGGATGTCCAGCTTGAGGGTGCGGGGCTTCCACTCAAAGCGCCCAGCCTTGTCACAGTGACCCCAAAGGCCAGCAAACACCAGCATCACGTGGTTGCCTGGTTGCGTGTTCTCCAGGTCCTGCAAAAGCTCGTGGCGGAAGAAATCGGGTTTGATGGTGCGGATACGGGCCATTACGCGGCCTCCTTGTAGATCTCGGCGCCTGCAATCGTCCCCGGCTTGACCTTGTGGCCACGGATCATCACTTCGAAGTTGATGGCCGATTGCATTGCGGCCGATGCGTGCTCTGGATGAGCCAGAATGAAATCACGGGCCATCTGTACTGCACGCGTGATTGACGCGTCAAAGCACGTCTTCCACGCGTAACCCGCTAGGCACATGTCCTGCACATTGCGCAGCGCGCCGTGAAGAACTCGCAATTGCTGCGAGGCCCCATTCAGCATGCGTTCGCCCTCGGCGGCCATGCCAATGAACTTGCCCAGGTCGGCCAAGTTGTCGGTGGCCTCTTCGCCGTCTTCCATGATGAAAGACTTGATTTGCAGGTCCCTGGTGAAGTCCTTGATGTCCTTGCGGGCGATAGCGATGCGGACGGGGTTGCCATTCAGGGTGTCTTCGGCACTTGCCTTTCGGTATGCCTTTCGTTTATGCTTCGATCCAGCCATTTCTGTCCTCAATCGGTTTTGGTTAGAAGCCCGCTCGACTTGTCCTCAGCGGGTTTTCGCTTTTCAGAGCACCAACTCCATTTGCTCTGACGGCATGCGCACTGGCGCGATCAGGCTGCCAGTCACGCAACAGGGGCGCTTTGGGCCCACCTCAAGGGCGCCCTTGCGCTTCAACTCATTGACTCGGCCACTCACTGCATTGATGGGCAGCTTCGTCAGCTTGGAAAGCTCCTGCAGGCTGTAATCCCGGCCCGGCTTGACGCTGGCCAGAACGATCAGCTGCTGGCGGTTGAACTCGCCCATCGACTGCATGGCGCGGAAGGTGCCAATCGATGTGTCTTGAACCTGGGTACGCATCACGCCTCCAGCAACTTGATGGAGCGATGTGCGCCCGGGGTGACTTCCAGGAAGCCACGCTTGGCCAGCTTGTTGACAAACTCCTGCACGTTGTTCGCCTGGGTGCCCATCAGCTTGGCCAGCTCCAGGCGCGATGGCGGGTAACCGTTCTGCGAAATGCAAACGCGGATCAGCTGCAGGCACTCACGCTGGCGCGCTGGCAGCTTGTCTTCGGTGATCCGCTTGGGTTCCCGGCCCTCGTGGCCATTGGCGGTGATGCCAAGGGCCTGGGCGTTGCGCGTGGAGCGCTGCGAGATCTGGCGGTTTTTGCTCACGTCCGACATGTCAATCTGCGGGACGTAGTGCGGGCTGAAAGCGTTGTGGATCATGCTGCGACCCTCACCGGCGAGCGGTCAAGGCGCTGGATGCGCTCGGCCATCTCGGTCAAGGAAGCGGTGGCCGCGATGAACTGGCGCCGCAGTTCGTCGGCTTCGTCCTTCGGCTCGATGGGTTGCGGCTCGCTGTAGCTCAGCGAGAAGGCCACGTACTGCATGTAGGCGTGGCAGCCCTTGTCACGCGCCAGGCGGGCAATCAGCAGCACCTGATCAGGCGTCAGACGCTCTGGCTTGCCTTCGTTCAGGCAGTTCAGCAGGTGACGCTGTGCAGCGTCCACGGTCTTTTCAGGCCACACCTTGTGGCCCACTGCCTTGGAACCGCCCGCGGCTTTCACGCAGGCAATCAGGCAGTCAGTCAGTGTTTCGAACTCAGACATTCACAACCCTTCCGAAACTTTCGGAACCGTTCGGAATGACACCGAACAGGCAAAAAAAGAGACTGTCACCATGAACAGAAGACAGCTCGAATCACTACTCGTCAGCCTTGCCAACTCGCTTGCGCAGGGATGCCCACAGCACACCCGCAAAGGCCAGCACACACAAGGCAAAGAAAGCGGCTACCCATTGCATGGCTCAGAACCTTTCATGTGGGTGGTAGTTGAAGATCCAGTCGCCGATGCTCAAAGCGGCTTCGACAACCATGTCCAGCAGGGTCAGAAGACGATCCATTGCTCAGTCCAGGTCGGAAGGGTTCACGCTGCGCAGGACTTCCCAGACGCGGCAAACGATGCGGTAGAAGCCCCAGGCGACGAAGTGCACGATCAGCATTCAGGCCTCCACATGGGTGAATGGCGGGCGCCCACAGTCGCAGGACAATGGAAGTCCTACCAACCAACCCACGAAAGGGGCACCCATGGAAAACGAAGAAATCAGGTGGTCAAAAGCAGCCATAGAAGCGCTCAACAACAGGCAAGACGAACTGGACGCACGCATCGCTACACACGGTTTCGTACTGAGGAAGATCGTTGCGGAAGGACTCATGGACGACCCGGCGCTACTCGACTTGTTCTTCAAAGACATAACGGGATGGGTCGGCGGGCCTTTGCCCGCTGGAGCGATCGAAGACGAGCACGCGTTCGAGCACCGGGTGCGGGTCGCAACCTATCTTTCCGTTTTCGAGAAATCCGTTCGAGAGCTCGTGCGCCTGGGTCCCGCTTTAGATCCCAGCCAAGCCACTCGATAGCCGGGATGTATGCGCCTTGCGGAGGCGTATCTGGCCGGCTGCCGACATCAGGACAAACCGACGCCGCGTTCAACTCGTACCTGAGCCGCTTAAATTCGTTCAGCAGATCCAACATGTCATGCCTCCTGCTTTGCGGTCTTCGCCCGCTTGCGCAAAACGTCCCACGCAACATCGGGGCGCAGTTCTTCGCACCGGACAAGGCCGGACGTGGCGCGCTCGATGGCTGGGCAATGCTCGGCTGGCACTCCGCCAGGACGGTTGAGCCAGTTCCACACGTGCTGCTGCTTCACACCAATGGCGGTTGCGAGCGCGGCTTGGCTTCCGGCGATGCTGATGGCGTGTTTCAATGGTTCCATGAGCGCCAGCATACAACAGTTGTTTTATGCGGTCAAACATCCGTTGTTTGCCAAAAACAAGCCCTGTTGTGAGCATCGGCGCGATGAACCTGGGAAAGAGAATCCAGCTAGTGCGCCTCGAAAGAGGTTGGGAACAGGCAGACTTGGTGGAAGCGGCCAATGGCTGCATATCGCAGCAAGCCCTGTCCAACCTGGAAGTGCGCGACTCAAAGACAAGTGAGCACTTGTTTGCAGTCGCTGATGCGTTGGGCGTTTCAGCCAGATGGCTTATGACTGGCGAGGGCGATAAGTTTCCGCCCACCGAGGCGTCCATCCACACCCTTTTTCCGCTGGTATCTGACGACGAGTGGGACAGCCTAGATGATCGCGAGCGCGGAATCATCGAGGCAAAGTTGCACTCAGCCTTTGAGGACATCAGGGCGCGCAGGGCTGCATTGGGAAAAGGTCAGTCCCAAGAAGCCCAAACCATAAGCGCAACAGTTCACGGGTGAACGGTCTACCGACCGCCCAAGTTTTACAGATACAAAAAGAGCGCGAAACCCGCCGAGGGGTTATGTGTGACAAAGACCCTACAGCAAATGAGGCGGACTTTCGCACTGCGCAAGTGATCAGAATCTTTTAAGCGGAGATGCTGTCCGCTTCTGCAGTCAACCGGGAGGATCAATGGGATTCTTGGACAGTCTGGAAAAGCTAATCACAGAACATGGCTCGGCCACCATACTCAAAGAACGCATACAGCTATTGAACGACCGGCATGCCGATCTTCAGAGAAAGTGCGATGCAGCCGAAAAAGAGCGTGACTCACTGCGTGCGGACAATGCATCGCTTCGCTCTGAGAAGCAGGCGATGCAAGCGCAGATAGACGAAATACGGAGGCTCCAGGATGATGCGGACCGCCAGCGTCAAAAGGATTGCGCGGGCCCCGATAGGCTGCCAGCGGACAGGGAGTCGGTGCTGAGGGCCATTTGCTTCCATCCCGATCGAGAGACCGCTCAGGTGGCGGGTATCACTGGGTTGAGCGGTCAAATGGCCCAGTGGCACATTGACGCCCTGGAGAAGTCCAGATTGATCCATGTTTCCTACACGGTCAGCACCCCCTGGGATAAGGGAGGCCGCTTCTTGACCGTCACCGAGGACGGGAGAGACTACCTCGCACGAAACGGTCTGCTGCAAGACTGATTTATCCATCACTACCTCTCCAGCCCGCCTAGCGCGGGCTTTTTTGCGTCTCGACACCCCTAGCTTTAGGGGAGAACGTGTACTTTTACAAAAAGTGAGCGCACTTTCGCACAACAGTTGTTGACAGTCAAACAACATCTGTTTTAGGATTGATCCCATCAACACACCAAAGAGGTGAATGATGGGAACAACAGCACCGAACGAAGCCCCGGCGCTCTACAGCGCATCGCGGGACGTGATCGTCAAGGCCTTCACCCTCTGGATTGAGGATGCCCGTGAAGGCCGAACTGAATGGGTCGGTCACTCCGACACCGATGCAGCGGCTGGCAAAGCGGCTGATCACTTCATTGAACTGGTTTCCGGCTTGCAGTCCGTCAGCGCCAATGTGACGGCTGACCAGTGCCGCGCCATGGATGACACCGGCTCGATCGCCACCTCGCTCAATGAGGTGGCCGCATGAGCGCCGCCGTCATCGAAGCCTGCTTCAAGACCAGTCCGGCCGTGCGCCACGTGCCCGCGCCTGGCGGCCTCTACGTGATCGATGAGCCCCTGGAACTGCAGCGCGCCAGCTATGTCGCCGCCCTGCTGGCCATGGAGTGGGAACCCGACATTGCAGATGCCCGGGCATGCTCTGACTTCCGAGCCCAGTTGATCAAGCTGCAGAACCTGCAGATGAAGATCGACCCCGTATGCGTGCTGTGGAAGCGCCACGCTCACCCGGCATTCGAGCCAAAGCAGTGGAAGGTGGTCATGCACTACCGCAGCGGTGAGCGCGCCACCAAGTGGCTGTTGACCACCGCCAGCCAGACGGACATCGGCCGCTTCTACTTCGGCTGCGATTTTCAGGTGTACCGCGTCGAGGTGGACCTTTCTTCTTCCGAGGTGCAGCAATGAGCACGCACCAGGACGACTACACCGACGCTGTCGGCTTCTTCATCGAGGTGGTGCAGGTGTTCGCGGGCTTCTGCGGCATGGCTGCCACCGCTATCGCTGTCCTTGCCTATCACGGCATCACCCTTGACCGCATCCCAGGCCTTCTGGCTGGGCACTGATCACCATGTTCAAAAACGCAACCATCTTCAAGTTCTCCGGCGTGGCCCTGTGTGGCTCCAGCCTGGAGCGCCAACTGCTGGCTCATGAGTTCCAGCCCTGCGCGCCAACTCAGCACAAGTCAACCGGCTTCTTTTCACCGCGGCATGAGCATGGCGCCCTGGTTGAGTCGGTCGACGGCAACCTGATCATCCAGATCACCTCTGAAGTGCGCCGTGTGCCACCGCAGGCCTTGGCCAAGCGCATCAAGGAGATCTCAGACAAGGTGTTTGATGAAACTGGCCGCAAGCCCGGCAAGGGGCAGCGCAAGGAGATCCGCGAACGGGCCACGCTTGAGCTACTACCCAGCGCCTTCCCGGCCAGATCTTGTGTCCGAATTTGGCTATCTATCGCGCTGGGTCTGGTGGTGATGGACACCTCCAGCATGTTGCGATCTGACGAAGTGGCCATGTTGCTGGTGTCGTGCATTCCTGGCCTGCAGTTGACGCTGGTGCAGACGGAGATGACACCTGCAGGCGCCATGACGGCCTGGCTGGCCTCCGGTGAATCGCCCTATCAGTTCACCTTTGGCCGTGAGTGCGAGCTGCGGTCAACGGATGAGCAGCGCAGCTTCGTGCGATATGGCCGCCATAGCCTGGACATGGAGCAGGTGAAGGAGCACGTCACACAGGGCAAGGTGGCCACCAAGCTGGCGCTGACCTGGCGCGATCGCGTGTCGTTTGTGCTCGATGACTGCATGCGCATCAAGAAGCTGACCTTCCTGGATGTGGTCTTTGAATCATCCGTGAAGGGCAACAAGCTGGACCAGGCTGAAGCCTTCGATGCTGACGTGGCCATCATGGCCGGCGAGTTGCAGCAAATGCTGCCTGACCTTTTCGAGGCTCTCGGTGGTTTGCAAACCATTGGGCTTGGCGAGGCGCAGTGATGGCTGGCGAATTCTTCCCGCGCCGCCGTGTCGTGGACCTATTCAGAGACATGCAGCAGGTGTACCCATCCCTGGCGCCTGAAGCCATCGCACTCAAGGTTTCGAACATGACCAGTCACGACGCGGAAACCATCCTGCGCGTGGTCAATGCAGAACTTGTCGAGACCGAAGGCGGCTCGACAGATTGAGCAGTACGGGCCGCCGCCTTGCCGTAGTTAGCAGCAGGCGTCTGTGGGTGGCGGCTCACCTATTCCAACCAGACCAGAAAGGTCAACACATGCAAGCACTTGAAAAGCCACCCCTCAACGAGGGCGAGATCCACATTGCAGCGCTCACAGACGCGAAGGGTGAGCCAGCCGAACACTGGCACCGCCTGTATCTCGAAAAGTGCCAGCAGTACAACGACCGCGTTGCCCAGCTTGGCGGCGTGATCGAAGGGCTGGAAGCGGAGGCCGCGCAGGGTGAGCCTGTGCGCGAACTGAAGAGCGCGCTCAACGGGATGCTGACATTCTTCGGAATGGATGATGACGCAGACAGCAAGCCGGTATTTGACAAAGCGCGCAAGGCTTTGAACTTACAGGCTTATAAAAGCGTGCCTAAAGTGCTCAAGAAGCCGTACATGTACCACCACAAAATGACAGATATTGATTCTGCATTCGCCGATGGGTGGAATGCGTGTCGAAAGGCTGTTTTATCCGCTGACGCCGTACCTGATGCACCTAAAGGTGATCTCGTTTCAGTTGACCGCAGCATGGCTGATGCGTGGCTGTCCTCAATGGAGCGGGTGATTGATGTGGCTGACCGCAGCACCGATGAGTTCGACGCTTTGCGCAAAAGCATCATTGATCTGACGATGACGCTGCATGCCCCTCCAGCACAGCCCGCAGTAGCGCAGGGTGCGGGTGAGGTGATGTTAGATCCCGCCGTAGACGCATTCCTCGCCGATGTGAGGGCTGAAATTATCCGAGCTCGAACCAAATTCCCAGGCGACCGAATCATGACCATCGCGCTGGCTGAAGAGTTCGGCGAACTGGTCAAAGCCGTTCTCGATGAAAGTTCAGCCAACGTGCGCAAGGAAGCCGTGCAGACGGCAACCATGTGCGCCCGTGTGGTGCTTGATGGCGATGGCAGCGTGAACGAATGGCGCGCACAAAAGGGCCTTGATCAACTTACGGCAGATCGAACACAGGCACCCACACAGCCCGCCGCTGGCGCTGATGTGCTGGATGCTGTGTTACCCGTTGGCGACTGGTCGTACAGCCATGATGAAGAGCGCTTCAGCGGGCAGTTCGACACCAAAGAAGCAGCTATAGCAGAAGGGCTGTCCTGCGGTGCGCGATTCGTCGGACAGGTCAATCACGTTCGCGACATCATCAGTGATGGGCAGATTGGATGGGACATCTACGAGCGTATCGGCGAGATCCTTGGCGACGAAATTGGCGAAGTGGCCGAGTGCTTCACGCTGAGTCCCGATCAACAGGAAGTTCTTGGCAAGGTAGTCCTTGATTGGATCGAATCCGGCCCAGGGTTTAACTGCTGGGGGATCAAGGACGTGGAGCCCATCGACGCAGCCATCGCAGCCATCGGGAGGAAGTCATGAGCGACATGCAATGCCCTTATTGCGAGGCTGACCAGACCGTTTGCCACGACGATGGTGCTGGGTATGACGAGAGCCAACGCCACGAGCACACATGCAGCGAGTGCGGCAAGGTATTTGTGTTCAGTACGTCAATTTCGTTTTCGTATGAGCCCCACAAGGCCGACTGCCTGAATGGTGCGCCTCACGATCTGAAGATGTCCAGCACCTACCCGCGCCAATACTCACGCATGGAATGCAAGGTTTGTGATTTTGCACGCAAGCCAACGCCCGATGAATTCAAGGCGGCTGGCATCGAACTGGAGACCCACCCATGACCACCACCCCACAAGCCGCGCTGCTGAGTGATGACCTGCGAACACTCGGGAAATGGCTAAATGAAGAAATTACGGCGCCTATTGACCGCCCAGCGTTGGCGCGCGTGCTGCATGCGCTCCAAGCCACGCAAGCAGACCATGTTCCTGATGCCGGGAAAATGGTCGAGCCTGTGCAGGCGGGGGAGTTGCCTGACGAGCGGGCCCGCTTCTGCCTCGACAACATCTTGCGTAAGCTCGATGGGCTGATCTCAAACATCAACGAGATTCACACGGCCAGGACTGACTCAGAGCGCAACGAACTTGTGCGAGAGGCCAACGTAAACCGGCAGTTCCTGATCCAGATGATCACACGCGCAGCCCTCTCAGCGCGCAAGCCGTTGACGCGCAGACAGATCAACGAAGCAAGCCGCGACGCTCAGATCAGCTTTTGTCTCAAGAGCGGCGGCACTTACGAAGAGGAACTTGCCCGCGCCATAGAGCGCGCCCACGGCATCGGCCTGGAGGTGAAGCCGTGAGCAAGCTAGAACTGACTGGGTGCGACGACACGCGCCAATGGTTGCTGAGCGCCGGGTTCAAGGTCTGCCACACAGACCCAAAGCCTTACAGCAATTGCAACTGGTACGCATACAAGCGCACCGAAATGGATGCGCCGGAATGCGAGTGCAACGAAGGCAAAGGCATGCAGATCGTTGTCAATCCATACGAAACCGACATCACCGGGACAACGCACCAAAGCGTCGAAATTGACGTGACGGGCGAGGCTGGCGGCGTCTGGTACCAACTCAAGGCCTACAGCCTGAACGCGGCCAGCTTGCCGGAGGCTTTGCCAACTATTGAACGCTCATTGGTTGCGGCATGGTCCGCGCTTGATCGACCAGCAGCAGCCCTGCAATCCGGCGATAGGGGGTGAGTGTGGGATCTACTCATTGGACGAAAGCTGATAAGGATGCGCTGGCTACCCTGTACCCAGACACGCCAAACGATGTGCTTGGGCGTGTATTTGGCAAGACACCAAAAGCAATCGGCTTGATGGCTAGATCACTTGGCGTCACGAAGTCTGAACAGTTCATGCGGAACCACCCGACCAGAATCAGGCCAGGTGAAGAGCCATGGAATAAGGGCGTCAAGGGCTCAACAGGAACGCAACAAGGATGCAGGCAGACGCAGTTCAAAGCTGGCAGACCTGCAAACGAGTCGCGCAACTACAAGCCCATTGGATCAACCCGCATCACAAAGGATGGATACCTAGAACAAAAGGTGACAGACGACCGCTCATTGGTGCCAGCGCGGCGCTGGGTTGCTGTCCACCGTCTTGTGTGGGAGCGCAATGTGGGGCCAATCCCATGCGGTCACATTGTCGTTTTCAAGGCTGGTGCTCTGACCGTCGATGTTGAGCAGATCACGGCAGATCGTCTTGAGTGCATCACGCGGCACGAAAACATGATGCGCAACACATGCCACCGATACGGGAAAGAAGTAGCGCAACTAATCCAACTGCGCGGTGCCATCAATCGCCAAATTCGCAAGCGAGAAAAGGAGCAAGGCCATGAACATCAATGACCTGAGAAGCACGCTGTTTGACACGCTCAAAGGCATCAAGGACGGATCTATTGACCTGGAAAAAGCGCGAGCGATCAACGAAGTAAGCAAGACCATCATTGACACCGCAAAGGTGGAGGTCGATTACCTCAAGATCAACGGCGGCGGCGAATCACCATTTGTTGAGGCTGTTGGAAACAACAACCTGCCGCCCGGAATCGTCGGCATCACTCAGCATCGTTTGAGGGGGTGACATGGCATCACGCCGCAGCCGAGAGCGAGCCAACTCCCGACCGTGGGAGCAGGAGCCAGACGACGACCAGACCGGCGATTGGTCTGATGGGACTGGTGAGGGTGATATGTTTGACGAGGATGATGATGGCACCGGAGATCATTGACGCCGACGAATGCGCCGAACTGCTTCGGTGCTCTGCCATGCAGGTCGAAGAGGCCGCGCGCGATGGAAGAATCCCGGGCTTCAAAGAGGGCAGGAGCTGGCTATTCGTGCGCGCTGACCTGCTGGCCTACCTGGCCGAGCGCGCACGCCGTGAGGCTGCTGAGCGCCAGGCCAAGCGCAACGCCGAAGCATCGGGCAAGCTGGCGGGCACCATCACACCCGTCACGCGGCAGAGCCGCCGCCCTGCCCCGAAGCTGCCGGTGTTGTCGTCGTGACCCAAAGCCTCTGCGCCAGATCCGACCCACGGAAGCTGGCATAGCGCTGGGCCATCGTGCTGCCCGGCTTCCAGCCCATGATGCGGTTGATCTCTTCGGGCCTGAACATCCACTGCCCTGACTGATCCCGCAGTTCGAACCACCTGCACGTGGCCTCGTGGCGCAGGTCATGCTCTGTCAGGCCCTCGATGCCAGCATACTCAAACGCGATCCTGAACCGGTCTGACAGCCGCTGCGAGCAGGTCTTGAGTGATAGGCCGCCGTCCTCTTCCATGAACGGGAACAGCAGCGCGCCGGGGAGCATCGCGGGCCGCGTGGCCATGTACTCGACCAGGCACGCATGTACCTCTGGACGCATGGGCACATCTCGCCATGCGACCTTTCCCCGCCACTGTTTCGTGCACTGAACGCGGATCACCTTGTTGTCGAGGTCGATCTGCCCGCGTGTGAGCGTGTAGGCCTCGCGCAGCCGCATGCCTGAATAGACGATGGCCACGAACATGGCCAGCATGGCTGTGCCGCCCTTGAGATGCAGCGCCCGCGGCTTGTCCTCGCGTTGATTGCCGGCCAGCACCCAGCGAATTTTCTCTTCCTCTCCTGGGTGAAGCCGCCTGTCTCGCACGACATCGACCTTCACCTTCTTGTTTGTCGCCTCGACCAGCTTGCGGTCGACATCGCTGTATGCGCTGTAGCCCTTCGGAAGCAGCCGCACCGGATTCTGGTAGACCACCTTCGGATGGTGCCGCAGGTACTCGTCGATCGAGCGGCCAAGGGCCTGGATCCGGTGCCTGATGGAGTTTGGCGCCAGGTTGTTGTGCACCTTCAGGCGCTGGATGTAGCCCATCAGCCAGGCGTAATCTGCCGTGTCCATGGACACGGTGCCCGCCTCGGCTATCAGAGACCCAAGGGGTGACTGCTGGGTGGGTGCCGCATGCCCGGAGTTGGCGAACGCGCGGACGACAGCGCCCAGTGTGGGTAGCCTTGAGGGCGCTTCCTCCATCATCTCAGCCGGTGGCGGCAGCCCGGCCTGCTTCATCATCCGCCACTGCACGCCGTAGGCGTTGGCCTCTTCCTCGGTGTCAAATGTGAAGTACCGGCGCCCACCTGGAAGCGATGGATGCCGCAGCCCTATTTCCCACTTGCCTGACGGCTTCTGACGCGCTTTTGCCATGAATCCCCCGCTTCGATCGGACGGCTATTCTATGTGTCCGATGGCGTCTCAGCCGCCAATCTGTGGCGGCTTTCAGCATATTCGAGGATATTTCAGGCGATTTTCAGAATCACACGATTATCTAAGTCGTTGATTTTATTGATACTCTCGCGACATATTGAATAAACATAATCGGCTACAAGATCGAACTAATACAAGACAGGACAATGACTTAAATAGCAGCCGCCATTTCAGCCGCCGAACTTGCACGGCAAGCGCCGATAATGGCCGCGAGGGTCAGGCCGTTGACGCTGCGGGGTCGCGGCCGAGGTGGGTTGCGGGATCGTGGCCGCCCTCCAACTCACGCGCAAACGCCTTGATGGCCTCGTGATGCTCTGGCCTAGCCCACACCTCGCACCGCTTGAGGCCCTGTGCTGCACGCTCGGCCCGCAGCTTGGCGCCACGAGCGGTTACCGCCTTAGCGGGTTCTGGCGCCTTCCGGCGCTTTGCAGGCTTGGTGTCGGGCTGCATGTCAAATTTGGTTAAGGTGGCGGGCTGCGTCGCTGGCCAGTCTGTAGGCGATCCATCCGCCATCCACCTCGATGATGTCAGCGGCCCACGGAGCAAGGGCCTCGGCACTTGCCAAGGTTGGCGCATCCTCAATCGAGATGTGGCGCTTGTCGGGCACCTCGGTAAGGTCGCATCTGTCGTCGTCGTATTGCATGGTGGTGGCTCCTTAGTTGCTGATGCCGGGCAGGCTGTTGATGTAGGCGACGGCTTGGTCTCGGTCGGAAAACGACTTACCGGAGCAGCAATGAGACAACCACTCATGGTGGTGTTTTGTCGGGGCGCACAGCATGGTCATCCAGACCGTGCCCCAGCGGCTTGCGTCCTCGACAATAACCCACTCGCCTTGCACGTAGCCGGCTTTGTCTTGCTTGGCGATCACCTCGCCACGAGACAGCTCATGTGCGTTGGTCTTGACGTTGACGTATTGGGTTTGCATGTTGCTTCACCTTGGTTAGGCTGTAGCCTCTTTGGCGGCGGCAGCAAAGATGATGTGTGCGGTCTTGACAGCGTTGCCAGCATCTCCACGGTTGTCGATCCAGTAGGAGGCAGGGCGCTCGCCAATGATGGCCATGGCTTTGTCGATCATGTTGGCAACCTTGCCACCACCATCTTTGGCCGCCGCAGCTTGCTTGCGGAATTGATCTGCACGCATGTTGATGACGGGCATCAGGTCAGCCTTGATCTGCTCCGCCCATTCGATTTGCTTGTTTGTGCCTTGCATGTCATCTCTCCTGATTTGGTGGACCGCACCGCGCTGTCCATGTGCTCTATTATGCACCGTTTCCGGAAACGGTCAAGAGGCAAGAAGGAAGTTTTGGTGTCAAACGCAAACAAGCCCCTCCCCACCCAAAGGCAGAGAGGGGCAAGGCCTTTTTCAAGGCTAGGAGACAACGCACGGAATCAGGGGCCGCCCAGCGCAGCAGCTCGGCATCGGTAATAGGTCTGGCTCACCTCCACAAGCTTGCGCGCCGTGGCGCCAAATGAGTCATCACTGAGGGGCTGAAGCTGCGGACACTGGGCCGTCACCATCGGGCTGGCTGTTTGTGAGTGCTGCATTGATGTCGCGCATCCCCCCAGCAGTATTACGACAGTCGCGGTACACAGGAACGGTTGTCGTTTCATGGGTGATCCTTTCGATTACCTTGGCCTGAATTGGGGCCATGGTGCGCAGCGCCTCAGCAGCGGCCTGGAGCGCCTTGTCTTGAGCCTCACGGCCTGCCGCCTCGGAGGCCAGGTGCTTGGCATCGCTGGC